CCTATTAAGGTTCCTAATAACCTTACTTCCCGTACAATTAATTAACGAGACTCGAAAGAGAAAAAACAAAACGAAATGGCAAAAGACATTTTAAAAGAAGCTATCGCTGACGCTAAGGCAGTTCGTGAAGTTGCTCTTGCAAACGCAAAGGCCGCACTAGAAGAAGCTTTCACTCCAAAACTTCAATCTATGTTATCTGCAAAATTATCTGAGGAATTAGAAGATGAATACAACGAAGAAATGTATTCTGATGAAGCTGATTCTGATGAATTATATTTTGAAGAAGATACTATAGAGGGAGAAGAAGAAGGAGAGGAAGGTGATTTAGATGAGGAAATAAATTTGGAAGACATTCTTAACGAATTAGAATTAGAGGATGAGGATAGTGAAGAAGAAGAAGTTGATGAAGGATATCAGCAAAGAGTACACGCTCAAGCAGATGATGTTCAAAACATTAACTACAAGGTAACAAACATTCAAGAAGATGAAGAATTTAATTTAGATGTCCTTCTTAATGAAATTAATAATTTAGATGATGAGGAAGAACTTGATGAAGAATTCAATCTAGAAATAGAGGATGATGAAATTTATGAAGCAAAAGAAGAAGATGAGGATGAAGTAACTGAAAGTAAAGGATGTGGATGTGCAAATAAAAACTCCGAACTTAATGAAACTAAAATAGCCCTTAACACTGTTCGCGCTGAATTAAATGAAGTTAATCTTTTAAATTCTAAATTATTGTATGTTAACAGAATCTTTAAAGCAAACACTTTAGATGACACACAAAAACTACGTGTAGTTGAAACGTTAGATAAAGCGGAAAACATTAAAGAAGCAAAGTTAATATATGAAACAATCAAGGATACTTTCAATGTTGCTAATACAAAGAAAATATCTAAAAAAACAAAAACAAGATCTCTAAGAGAAGGTTTAGGAATGGCTTCTAGAGCTGCAGGAACATCTACAGCACCTAGAAAAGAAATAATCACTGAATCTGATAATATGGTATCTCGTTTCCAAAAATTAGCAAATATTAGTATAAATGAATAATAATTAAAAAAAAAAGAAAAATGAACACAGTAAATTCATTACTAGAAGGAGCAGCTCCTTTTAAAGTTCTTCAAGACCAATCAGCTAAATTAGCTGGAAAATGGGAAAGATCAGGACTTTTAGAGGGAATTGAATCTTCTACAGAAAAAAATAACATGTCAATGTTATTAGAAAACCAAGCCAAGCAACTAGTGAACGAAGCTAACAGTACAGGTACTGGAGCGACTTTCAACTCTGGTAATTCAGAAGCATGGGCAGGTGTAGCTCTTCCATTAGTAAGAAGAGTATTTGGTGAAATCGTTGCTAAAGACTTAGTATCGGTTCAACCAATGAACTTACCAGCAGGATTGATCTTCTATCTTGATTTCCAATATGGAAATGGAGCAGGAACTCATGGAGTTGGTAACTCACTTTATGCAGCTTCAAGTGATTTAAAGAAAACCGAATTACCATCAGCGGGGTCAGCAAAAGGCCTTTATGGTGCAGGTACATTTGGTTACTCTATCACATCAGCTTCAGTAACTCTTATGACTACAGGGGGTGCAGCTTCAGATTATAGTACTTTTGATACATTAATCACAGGTACTGGAACTAACGATACAGCATCATTTGGTACATTAACAGTAAATGATTCCTCATCTGTAAATTATGATGAAGATTTCCTTAACGCTGTTGCTTTAACAAATGTAGATGTAGTTAGAATTAACACAGGTGCTTTAGCTGACTTCGATGCGGATGCAGTAAGATCATATATGGTAGATGGTGTTACTAACTATAACCAATTTAATACAGTTACTGCGGGAACTGATTACTTACAGTTATTTGTAGCAAATGGAACACTTGCAGATAAGACAGCCTTTACAATGAAATATCTAAAAGGGCCAGACAACTTAAATGATGTTGGTGACTTTGAAGATAAAGGATCTGTAGCAGCTGCTTCAGGTGGAGTATCTACGTTACAAATTCCTGAAATCAATGTACAATTAAGAAGTGACACAGTTGCTGCTAAAACACGTAAATTGAAAGCACAATGGACTCCTGAGTTCGCTCAAGACTTGAATGCTTATCACTCAATTGACGCTGAAGCAGAATTAACTTCTATCTTAAGTGAG